GATGTTAGCACCCATACGGATCAGCTCATGCACATAGCGGAAGTAATGGAGAGTATAAAGCCGAAGTATGAAAATGCATTTGGGATGGATCTTGATGAAGCAGCAGCGGATCTGGCGCATGAAATCTATCAGTCGTATTTTGATATTGCAGCAGGAAAAGGCTCTATTGATTCGATCAGAAAGAATGTGATAGAAAAAGAGCGGTTGAAATACCAGAAATACAGGGAGAAAATGCGGGATGATTACAAAAAGTACAGAGAGGAATACAGAGGAAATTTTGCGCAGAGAAGAAAGGAGAACTTTGAAAAGAAAGCTTATTCAAAAAACATCGAACAGACAGCAAACAGATTGAGCAGATGGCTTTTGAATCCGACGAACACCAACAGTGTACCGGAGAGTTTACGGGGACCGGTGGCAGAGTTCTTAAATTCCATCAATTTAAGCAGCAAGGACGTAAATGTGTACGGAAATCCTACGCAGAGAACACTTAAGTGGCAGGCTCTCTCAAGGGCGTATGAGAATATCATCAAAGCGCAGGACAAGTCAGAATACACGGGACAATTCATAGACCTGGACCCGGATCTGGTAAACATGCTGAACGATCTGACGGAAAAGAATAAAGAGGTAATGCTTGCAGATATGACCGTGCAGGACATGAAGGAACTGAACCGGCTGATAATGGCTGTGAAAAAATCCATCGAAAGCACGAACACATTACTTGCAACAGAGAATTACAAGAGAGTGTCAGATCTAGGAGAGAAGTTCCTGGAAGAAAACGAGAAAAAAGAAAGTGCAAAGGAAAGTGTATACAGAACCGTAAATACAGCAAGAAACTTCATGAAGCTGGATATGTTGGATTCAAGGACGTATTTCAATTCACTGGGAAAAGCAGGAATGGATATATACGGGGCATTGAGAAGCGGACTGGACAAAAAAACGAGAAATATCAAAATTGCGCACGACTACATCAAAAATCTGATGGGAGAAACAGATATATCAGAGTGGTCGGGAGACAAGGCGAAGCTGCACGAATTCGAAACCGAGGGAAGGAAAGAGTTAAAACTCACAACAGCACAAGTCATGAGCCTGTACAGATTGCTACAGAGAGACCAGGCAAAGAAACACATTTTGGAAGGAGGAATAAGGCCAGAAAAAACCATAACAAAAGCAGGGAAGCTCAAAAAAGAAGTTACAAGATACTATGAACCGATACGGGTAACCGAAAAAGACCTGCTGAACATCATAGACACACTGACGCCGGAGCAGAAAAGGATTGCTGATGGAATCACGGATTTCTTCACTTCGACAACATCCGCCTGGGGAAACGAAGTATCCATGCAGTTGTACGGATACAGGAAATTCATGGCAAGAAACTATTTCCCGATCGTTTCAGATAACAGTTTTACGAATTCGGCAAGCGGAGACCAGCAGGGAAGTGTACAGACCTTGAAAAACATGGGAAGTACAAAAGCGACCGTGCCGCATGCAGGAAACCCGATCATATTACAGGATATTTTTGATGTATATGCAAGGCAGTCCGACCAGATGGCAAGCTACAATGCATTTGTGGTGCCGTTAACAGACCTGCAGAAGTGGTACAACTACAGAGGAGATCCTACGATAACGAAGTACAAAAAATCTGTAAAACAGACCATAACAAGAACGATGGGACAAAACGGAAGAGCATATCTGGACACCTTAGTGCGGAGAATAAACGGAGTAGCCGAGAAGGAAACGGCAAAACAGATATGGTCAAGTCTGACATCAAACATGAAGTCCGCGGCAATCGGGGCGAACTTAAGGGTTGTATTGCAGCAGCCGACGGCGATTGTGAGGGCAGCAACGGTGATTGATGCAAAGTACCTGATGAAGGGAATGGCAAAAAAAGCGGACGGAGACCAGATGAAGAAGTATGCACCGATAGCACAGTGGAAAGACTGGGGATATTTTGAGATGGACACCGGACGGCAGATGAAAGATGTTATTCTCGGGAAGGAATCACTGAAGGATAAGGCAATGGCACCGGCAGGAATGGCTGATGATTTTACCTGGGGGAAAATCTGGAATGCGGTATTGTACGAAACGAAGGATAAAACAGACCTAAAACCGGGGTCAGAAGAATTCTATCAGGCAGCAGGAAAAAGGTTTTCTGAAATCATCGACCGGACACAGGTTGTGGATTCCATCCTGCACAGGTCAAGCGTAATGATCCAGAAGGATAATGCAACAAAAATGGCAACATCCTTTATGTCGGAGCCGATAAAAACCTACAACATGGTCTACGACACGCTAATGAACACGCCGGGAGGGAAGAAGGAAGTCGCAAAGAGCATGGCAAAGCTGCTGGTGATCCTGACAATACAAAATGCGGTGAACGCACTGGCGCAGACGCTGGCGGATGTATGGAGAGATGATGACGATGAAACAGCATGGGTGGATGTAGACACATGGAAAGATAATTTCAAAGACAACATGAATCCGCTTACATACATTCCATACTTAAAGGAGATACCTTCGATATGGAAGGGATACTCGGCAGAAAGAACGGAAATGACAGGTATCACGGATTCAGTGCAGGGATTACAGAAATGGATCAAATACTTCCAGGGAGAATCAAAGTATACGGCAGCAGGGCTTGTGAGAGAATCCATGAAACCGATCAGTGAGTTGTCGGGAATGCCAATAAACTCCACGCTCAGAGAGTTTGAAAGCCTGGCGGACTTGATTGCATGGAACTATCGCAAGATCACAGGGAACGAAACTGCGAAAGCCGAGTATGAGATCAAAAAAACATTTTACAGAGCTGGAAATCCGAAAAACACAAACATGTTCATCGGACTTTACGGAAGAGCAAGGGAAGAGGGGGATTACAAAACAGCAGCAGCCATCTATAACGATCTGCAAAAAGCCGGGAACACCAAAGAAAAGCTTGACAATGCGTACAAGAAATGGAAGAAGAAAAGGGACGAGGGACTGCTGGAAGCAGATGAAGGCTTGCAGAAGGAAATAACAGAGGCATACAAAAACAACGACATGGAAACATTCAAATCCGCGTCAGAAGAATTGAAGAGCAAGGGCATAGACATTAATACCGCGCTGGATCAGATTGAAGACGAGGAAAAAGAGGAAGAGGAATATGAAGTGTCGGAAGTAACGCCGGAAGACTTGCAGAAGGAAGATAACACAGCAGAACTATACACCTTGCTTTACATGGCGACCCAAAACAATGATACACAGGCGCAGAACACATACAAAAAGCAGCTGAAAGAAGCTGGGGAAAAAGAGGAGGACTTCCAGAAAAACCTTTTAAAAGAGCAAAATGCCAAGGCTAAGGCAACAGGGGGAACGGAGTATAGCTACGATGCACTGTTCAATGCTCTGGTATCCACAGAAGGGAAAAACGGCAAAAAGTATAAGGAAATAGAACAAGGGTTGAAAAAATACGGAAAAGAAGATTCCGCAATAAAAACCTCCATGAAGTCCAGATTAAAAACAGCATATCTGAACAGCAGAGGAAACGACAGGCTCACGAAAAAGTATTCCGATTTGCTAAGAGACTTCGGAGTAGACACACAAACAATTAAAGGATGGCTGGAATAAAGAAAATGGGCGGAGAAATCCGCTCATTTTCTGCACTTAAGAGGGAGAAAAGAAAAAAAACATCTGATAGAATGATGGAAAGGGATCACAAAGGAGGACGCAGATGTGACAAACGAAGAGATCGCTGTTTCTCTTGCGAAACACAAAGAAGAGATTGGATCATTAAAGCATCGAATGGATGAGCAGGAGGAGAACAGCAAGACGATCCAGAATCTGGCGTTATCCGTGCGAGACCTGGCAGTAAACATGAAGAACATGATGACAGAGCAGCAAAGAGCCAATGACAGGCTGGAAGCGCTGGAAGCAAAAGACGGGGAAATGTGGCGAAAGGTAGTAGGATATGTCGCAACATTGCTGATCGGCGCAGTGTTCGGATATATCACAAAACAAATCGGAATGTAGAAAGGAGAAAAAGATGGCTTGTAAGTCAGACAGATATGCTTGCAGAAGAATAGGAGGTAGTAAATTATGAAATTCAAAGAAGCGTTTAAAGAAATGAAATCTGGATTCGCGGTAAAATTACCGTCATGGGGTGGATACTGGCGGTGGGATGAAGAAACTCAGACGATTCTCATGTACACTAAAGATGGCGGCTGTCTGGACATTAGAGAAACACAGAGAGTGGAGTATACGCTTCAGAACATTCTTTCAGATGAGTGGATTTGTGCTGATAACCGAAACTGTCCGATTCTCGGCGGTGAGGCCACCTTTTCATTTGAAGAAGCAATTAAATATCTGAAACGTGGCATGAAGGTTGCAAGAAAAGGTTGGAACGGAAAGAAACAGTACATCCAGCTCGCCACTGGTATTTCTTATAAGACAGCAGATGGAGAAATTGTAAACTGTGAACATGATGCTATTGGAAACATGGCTATTTCATTTGTCGGAACATCAGGAGTACAGATGGGATGGCTTGCAAGTCAGACAGATATGCTTGCAGAAGATTGGGTATTTGCAAAACAGGAGGATTAATCATGAAGAAAGCAATGTTAAGTCAGCCAATGGCTGGAAAGACTGATGAAGAAATCGTAGCAACAAGAGAGAAAGCAATTAAGGTTCTTGAAGAAAAAGGATATGAGATTGTGAATACTCTTTTCACAGATGAATGGTACAGCAACGAATCTATGAAAGAACGTGGAGTAGTTCAGATTCCGTTATGTTTCCTTGCTAAGTCCTTAGAGAATATGTCTCTGTGTCACGCAGCGTACTTCTGCAAAGGTTGGGAGAATGCAAGAGGATGCAAGATTGAGCATGATGCTGCGGTTGCTTATGGTTTGGATATTATTTATGAGGAGGTATAAGATGTTTAAAAATTGCGTATTTAAAGTATCTGTGGATACGAAAAAATGGGTAAAAGCAGCAGCGGTAAGGGCTGTGAAGACCATGGCACAGACAGCGGTGGTTACAATCGGAGCAGCATCTGTCATGGAGGATGTCAGCTGGGGGATGGCGGTAAGCGCAGCAGTGCTGACGGGTATTGTGTCGGTGCTGACAAGCATTGCGGGAATTCCAGAGGTGCCGGATGAAAACGAGCAGTAAAGGGATCGCATTAATCAAAAGCTTTGAAGGATGCAGGTTACAGGCATACAGAGACAGCGTGGGGGTGCTCACGATCGGATATGGCCACACCGGAGACGTAAGAGAAGGGCAGGTTATATCCCAAGGATTTGCAGAAGAACTGCTGAAAGCAGACCTGACAAGATTTGAAAGAAATGTAACAAGGTATACACCTTTTGAAATGAACCAGAATCAGTTCGATGCTCTTGTTTCGTTTGCTTTTAACTGCGGAGCTGGAAATCTGAAAAAACTGGTATCAGGAAGAAGTAAGGATCAGGTGGCAAGAAAGATTCTGGAATACAACAAAGCCGGAGGAAGGGTTCTGGCAGGCCTGACGAGGAGAAGACAGGCGGAAAGAGCATTATTCCTGTCCGGGGGAAACAGAACACTGAAAAACGGAAGCAGAGGGGATGATGTCAAGGAACTCCAGAGGCTGCTGACAGAGGAGGGTTTCCCGTGCGGAGTGGCAGACGGAATCTTCGGGAAAGCAACGAAGAAAGCGGTGATCGAATACCAGAACAGCAAAGGACTTGTAGCGGACGGGATCGTCGGAGAAAAGACGTGGAAAGCATTAGGAAAATAAAGGAGATAAGCGGTGAAAGCATTTGTAAATGAAATTTACATGCATCCGCTACCGGAAAACTTTAAAAACCATATGAGGAATGACCTGGGATTTGGAGAGGATCACAAAAAGATCATCGACAGCATGTCAAAGCACTACGGGGACAGCACATTTCATTACCAGGACACTATGATACCCAAGAGGAGATATGAATACCTCTTGGGTATTGTTGTATCAAGACATATGGAAGAGCTTCTCCGGCTGGCGGTGATAGGTTACAAATACGAACAGAACACGGACAAAAGCACAATCCAAAATAAAGTATGATAGAAATATGAAAGGAGGGTGCTTATGGGATACGAATATGCATCGAACGCAAAAGCAAACGGTGCCCTGGCAACGGGCATCGTTGGGGCAACTCTCAGCGGTCTTCTGACACTGGGAGCAGGAGGAAGACTTATGAACGGCGGCATGATGGATGGTACATGCAATCAGCCGATCACAAAGTTTGAGATGGAGCAGCAGAGTGTGATTGCCGCAAAGGACGCAGAGATCGCACTACTGAAATCCGAACAGAACACAGAAGTAAAGATCGCTGACGTATACGAGCGTCTTATCACTCGCATCAATCAGGATCAGAGAGAGCAGCAGGCATGGAATGCAAATCAGTCCGTGGCAAACGCGCAGATGTCCTCTGCGATTGCTGCGAACAACAACAGCATTGCGTGCATCCAGAACATTCTAAACAATCTGACAAAAGTGGTCATCCCGGCAACCAGCGTATGCCCGGAGCCTATGTCCCGGTATAATTCCTGGACGGCGCCGACATCGACCACCACAACCGGCTAATGAATGCGGGGCAATAGCCCCGCTGACCGGAGAAAGGAAAATATGTACTCCGAAGAGCAGATCATGGACGGACTGGTCAGATATGCAGATCAGGAAATCTTAACAAAAATGCCGCTAAAAGAACAGATCATCGCATCAACAGCACTGTTTGTGGCGGTAAAAAACAAACAATATGTATTTCGAAATCTGAGGGACAATGCATATGTAAAAATGCTTGGTGCGGTAAATGACAACAAAGAAGTGGATGCAGAGGCAGTTCTGGACGGACTGAAAGCATCACTTGAAAAATACGGAAACTTAAAAGTGGACTTGCCGTTTAAAGGATCAGGGAGTTTTACATTTACACCGGAAGATGCAGATCTGATGAAAAAATATATCAAAGGAGAACTGTGATGGAAGATTATAAGATTAAAGTATTGGAAAGCCTGGAAGACGAAATGGACGATGTGGACAAGTACATCCGGATGTCAAAAGTGGAAAGGGCAGAAGGAAGACATGAGTGCGCTGCCATGTTAAGAGAAACAGCCAGGGAAGAGCTGAAACATGCGAAGAGGCTCTGGCGGATTTACGAAAATCATGGCTGGGAAGTACCGGAAGACGTAAAGAGAAGATACGCCGAGACGGAACAGATGGTGCATGAGATGTAAAAGAGGCGGGAAACCGCCTCTTTTATTATAGTCATCATCGTGGAACGTATTCGTCGGTACAACGATGATAGAATTATATACACAAATTTGCGTCAACAGAAATATCCCCGACAATCCAGCCACGGTTCGGGGCACCGGCCTTTCTGACCGGGGGCTCCCGGTAATAGGAAATCTTCTCGATACAGGATTTTAACATACGGTTCTTGGCCTCTGCGGTAATGTCTGAATCATCCAGGGCGGCGAGAGCAGCGGAGAACCGGCCACGTTTTTCCTCAATGGCCTCCCGGGTGGGAACTTCGGAGAGAATGGAATCGATAGAAGCCTGCACAGCAGCCTTATCTTCGGCCACACGCCGGTTCAGTTCATCGAATATGTTTTTTGGCATTTGCTCCTCGGCGTACTTATCCCACAGAGAGATTTCTTTCTTATCCAGGGCGGCCAGCCGCAAGCGAAGCGAGGAGAGTGTTCCTTCCCGGGAGGCCATGGCGGCAGCAGAATCTTTGAGCTGCACGTCAAAATCGTGAATGGCCTGCTTCAAAATGCGGACAACGATTTCTTCCGCCTCCCCGAAAGTACAGGAACCGGTATGACAGACACGCTGCATATCACAGAGGATACGGGGGCCAGTCTTGGGGTATGTGTGATAGCTCATGGCGTGGCCACACCGGCAGACGAAAAGACCGGCAAAAGGATTGCGAACCTTAACCTTATCCTTGGCGCGGGTGACCTTCCCGGAGATTTTCTGGGCAGTGCCAAACAGCTCCGAATCAATGATTGCCGGGTGCCTGCCGTCGTGCAGCTCATATTCGCTGCTCCATGGGCGGCTGGATTCCACGGAGCCGCTATGAACGGAGTGGACAACCTTCCGACGGTTCCAGAAAACTTTTCCGGTATAGACGGGGTTCTGCAGGATGCTCTTCACGCAGTTATATGTCCACGAATCATTGTTTCGAGGATGAGTACCTTGGAGGTTCAGCTGCTTGGCAATACGGGAGGGGCCAAGATCTTCGACGGCCCGCATTCGGAAGATCTGTCGGACAACAGAAGCTTCGGCGGGATTGATGCAAAGCGTGTAATGCTTCTTCTTTCCTTCCAGGACAAAGGTCTTGTCATACCCGTAAGGGGCAACGGAACCGATGTAATCGCCCTGCCGGACGGCTTGCAGGCGGCCGCGGTTCATGATCTTCTTCTGATATTCCAGATATTCATTTCCTCTTTTCAACTCACGTTCAAAGATATCCCGATCGTATTCGTCGGACAGGTCATAAGTTTTGCTGGGTGTGATGACATTCGTGCGGGTGTAGCGAAGGATCTTGATGAGCCGCCCGGCATCCTCTAGGTCGCCGCGGGAGAGACGCTGCACCTCGACACACAAGATAGCCTTAATGGCAGGCGATTCGATCCGCCGCAGCACGGAAAGAAATTCCGGGCGGTCGTCAATCGTCTCCCCGGACACGACCTCTCGATATTTGTTTTCTGCTGGGATACAGCAGTCATGCCTTTCGGCCCAATCAGATAAAATGGATTCGTGCTTTTGCAGCACATCTTCGACGGATAGACTGGGATCATCGGCCCTGGATTTTCGCAGGTACTCGATGATCTCATCAGAACGATAAGAAAGTTCTCGATACATATTTAATTCCCCCTAAGTTTAATAATTCTCTTTTTTAACATACACGGATTCTCTTCCAGAATCAACTGCCTTTTGGACAATATCCTCATCAGGCAGAGGGTCATCGGGACCGGTAAGCTCATCTCTGGCACGGCGCATCCGGTAGATATCCATAACAATACCGGCAGCAGACACACGGTCAAGAAGCGGAATGTGGCTGTGCGCGGTGAAAAGGTGGAGCTTCGGAATCCAATGGGACACATGGTCACCGAAGATGATGTAGTGCAGCATCTTTTTATGCTTCGGAATTTCTGTATCCAGATACATCCGCAGGGCGGCGTCGATATCCTCATCGGATTTTGCCTCATAGAGCAGATGATATTTTCCAGGATCATAGATAAACATCAGGTATTTTTCTGGATCAACGCCGCATAGTTCGAACCATTTTAGAATAAGTGGAAGACTGGGAGCACCAATTTCATTTTCCCAATTCTGAATAGTCCCGACACTTTTTGACAACTTTCTTGCCATGTACTGTTGCGTGTGCCCTGCCAGGTCTCGGGTTGTAAGAAGAGCCCTGGCCGTGAGCTGCGTGTATTCCAATACGTCTTTCATAGAATCGCCCCTTTGCCAAGACAAAATTTTGAGTAAATTGAAGGACAAAATAATCAAAAAATTTTGGTGATAAAAAATAAAGAGTAACTAATTACAAAATCAACAACTTTGTGCATAATTGGATGCACAAGGGAGTGATTTATAATGAAAGAGTACAACGAAAAAACTGAAAAATCAATAGTAAATGCAAATTATATCCATATTATCGGAAAAATTAACGGAAAATTTGAAGAAAACGCACAAAATGACAGAAAGCAACCATATTCGACAAAGGTGGAGACAGAGAGAAAAAGCGGAACGAAAGATGTTTTACCGCTCTTTGTGGCGGAAAAAATGGAAGACGGCAGCATGGTGGAGATCTGGGGAAGAGTAAGAACCAGGATGCAGCAGGGGCGGAAGCTGATCTACATACAGGCAGAGCAGATTAGGCCAACCGGCGCCGCGCCGGTGAATGAAGCATACCTGGAAGGGACGCTTTGTAAGGACGCAATATTCCGAAAGACCCCGGCAGGAAGAGAGATCACAGACCTGATGATTGCCAGCAATGGAGGCGGGACAAGCGCCTACGTGCCGTGCATCTGCTTTGGGATGAACGCCAGGAGAACCGGCGGCCTACCAGTGGGGACAAAGGTGCAGCTGTGGGGCCGGATGCAGTCTAGAACATACAAGGAGGTATACACCGCCTACGAGATTGCGGCGAACCGGATCGAGGTGATACTGTAATCAAAAAAAGGAGATAGGATATGGAAGAAAAGAGAAAAGAGATTATGGAAATGCTGCAGCAGGCAACACTTGGGGAGTTAATCATTATATGTGAGTATATAAAAGCAATGCTGAAAAAGGGATAAAAAGGGGGATCGTAAAAACGATCCCCTTAAAACACTATTCCGAATATTCGTAATAACATTCATCATATCCTTCGTCATATCCTTCATCATATCCATCGCTATACCCGTCATCATATCCGCTATCATAAGTGTCATTCCGGTTTTCGGCAGCGCGATCATCGTATCCGGTTTCATATCCGGCTTCGTTACCGTCGAACCAGCCGGAGTTATACCCTTTATCGTAGCCTTCGTCGTAACCGTTGCTATATTCTGCAGCAAGTTCGTCTTTGTCACCACCGGTAATGTCGAGGACGAAGGCCAAACAACAAGCAATAAGAAAAAAGGCACAGATGTAAAACAAGCGGTATTGATCACCGTCGAACCATTTTGAAAGACCATTTATGCAGTACAAGACGCAAATCGGGAGGACAATTCGCCCTATCAAACTGAAGATGTTAAAAAATATAGAAAACATAGAAACCTCCGGAATTTACCAACATTTCTCACAACGGCCATATCCTTCGCTTTCGGCTTCGGAAAGGGTGACGCGCTGCGCTCTATCTGGATCCATACGGCCGCAATCCGGGATGCTGTGATATTTGCTTCCTGTGGCGGAAAGATAAACGTACTGCTCCGCTTTATCAGAAACGCTTTCGGAACTGCTGGAAGACACGACCTTGCTATCAGAGCTGGAATTAGAAGAACAGCCGGATAAGGCCAAGGAAACAACGAGAAAAACAGAAATAATTTTTGATTTCCACATAATACACCCACCTCATATTAATAAAATTTTTAACACAAGACCAATGTACTACGAAAACCATTTCTATTCAAGAGAAAAGAGGATGTTTACACATCCTCTTCGAAAATTTCTCTCATCTTACGCTCCAGGAAAGCCCATTCATCCACGGTCATGGTGGAAAGAGCAGAAATAAACCGCTTCTTGAATCCATCATCACCAACCATGTTGCCAAAAAAACGGGCAATCTGAATTTCCTTGGACAGATCCACAAACATATTACCGGTTCCGTCGCGCAGCCATTCTTCGGAAACGTTGAACTCACGGCAGATGGAAGAAGCCGTCTGGTCGGTAAGACTGTTTCGACCGTTTTCGATCTGACTAAGAGAGTTCTTTTTCAGGCCGATTCGCTCACCGAACTTTTCCAACGTAAGATCAAGAGATTTGCGCACCTCCTTCACGCGCTCGCCTTGCGTCACATGATTCACCTCCCAATCAAAGAATAACACTAAGGAAAACAAAAATCAATAGAAAAAAGTTCTCACAAAGAACAAATAACTATTGACAAAGTTCTTGGAAAGATTTATATTGTTCTTACAAAGAACAGCTAGTAGATGCCAGAAACGAAATTGCGAGATGGTTTAAAAGAGGAGGAAACAAAGATGAAAGCAGGAGATAAATTCGAATTCAAGGGTTTTGAATGGGTAGTATTAAACCCGGAGGTAACGGAAGGGGGCGTGCTGGCCATGATGACCAGTACATGGAACGGAAAAGAGTACCCGTTCGATGAAGACGGGTGCAACAACTGGAAGGAAAGCTCCCTGAAAAAGAAACTGGAAGAAGAGCTCCTTCCGGTGCTGGGTAAAGAAAATCTGCTGGATCACACGGTTGATCTCGAAGCAGATAACGGAGACAAGGAGTACGGAGCGGACGTCTGCAAGGTGTTCATTCTGAGCTGCTGGGAATACAGAAGATACAGGGACTATGTTCCACGTTTGCAGGAATGGATGTGGACATGCACACCACGGACAACAACCGGTTCCATCGTCCGGCTTGTGAATCCGGACGGCAGTTTGAGCAACAACATCGCGAGCATCACGAATGGAGTGGCCCCGGCTTGCGTAATCAAAGAATCATTAATCGCGCAGACAGATGCGGAAAGGCTTCTGGAATGCGAAAAGAGAATCCAGGAACTGGAAGATTTTCTGGAAGAAACAGAAGAACTGTTAGATTACGTAAATATCTCAAAAGAGGCGGAGGAGCTGGCAAGGATGACAGGAGATTACGAAAAGTCGGTTCTCCAGTCATACGATGAGCGGGCAAGGAAGATCAGGGAAAAATCAAGAGAATTGAGAGGAGAGAAAGCATGGGAGGAATGATGTTTCCAAAAACCCCGATAAAGAAAAAGAAAAAATCCCATCCTGCAAGCATCTTGCAGGATCCGGGAGATCGGGAATGCCTGTTGTGCAATCTTCTGGGTGTGGGACCTGCACGGGGCGTGCACCAGCATCATATATTTGGAGGTACGGCAAACAGGGCAAAGTCAGAAGAATACGGCTTGAAAGCTTGGCTCTGCTACGAACACCACGAAGGAAACAAAGGCGTACACAGGGACAGAGAGATGGATTTGATTCTGAAACAGCATGCCCAGGAAATGTTTGAAGAAAAATACAGCCACGAGCTCTTCATGAGAGAGTTCGGCGTGAATTATTTATGAAAGGAAGTGAGCAAATGAGTGAAATGGAATTAAAAATTCTGGAAAGTTTCCGGGAGATTATCCCAAAGTTACCGGAGAAGAAGCAGGAGTATGTTCTCGGGCTTGCCGAGGGAATGGCAGCCATGATGGGAGGGGAGAAGCATGAAGCATCAGCTGACGATCACAAGATTTAACTTATCACCGAGATCTAAGTTGTATTCAAGGGATTGGGAGTACATGGAAACCTATATAGATCTGGACACCAGGGAAGTGGTGACAGTGATGCACGCAAGGCTAAACCCGGAAACCTACAACATAGAAAGGAGAGTGAAGCTGTGAAGGGAGATAAGTATTATCCACCATATACCATAAAGGGGGATGGATGGGTTGCGAGGGTGCACCGGCCGATCTTAACGTCGGAGGAGCGGGCAAAAAGAATGCAGAAGATCCACGACATGGCAGCATTGGTACTGATGGAAAGGGAAAGAGCACATGCGAGTGATAATGGCAATTAGAATGGGTTGCGTGGCGGTGGGCTTCCTGCTTGCCGCTGCGGTAACAGAATCCTATGAGCTGGAGACGATAGGGACAATGGATTACCTGCGGGGAATGGGAATAGCCTTGGTGTTTCTGGCCGCAGGAATAGAAAGGAGAAAACGATGGAAGAAAAAGAAGAGATTCGAATGAAAAAAGAAGAAGAGATTCGAATGAAAAAAGAAATCGGGGAGCTGAAAGCGCTGCTCCAGGAAGCAAAGGAGGAAAACAAAAACATGGCTGCGGCCTACGCCTCCCAGGCAGAAGAATACAAGAAAGCGATCGTGAAGCTCTCGAATAAGGTGACAAGCTTAAAAGGCCAGGTCAAGGCCTATAGAAAGGCATTGAGAGTATAAAAAAACACCGGGCAAGTACTTAGGGGAAACTCGACCGGTGCTGTAATTAATTACAAATAAATCATATCACAAAGCAAGGGAAAAAGCAAGGAATTCCGGGGATTTTACCGGATTTTCTCCCTTGATTAGGATATTAAACTTAGGGGTAAAGCATGTACAAAAAAACAGAGTACAGGATGCCACAGAGCATAGAGGTGGAGATCACCCACAAAGGCAGGTACGGCGCCCCGGGGATGGAGAGAGGAAAGAGACAGAAGCCAACGCCAGAGGAAGTAAAACGAAATAATGAGAGGCAGCGGCTAAAAAGGATCCGGCGAAAGATCAATATGAACTTTTGCCAGAACGACTATCACCTCGTACTTACATACCGTCGGGAAGAGCGCTGCACCATGGAAGAGGCCATGATCCAGATCAGGAAATGGCTGGACAGGCTGCGGTACTACTACAAAAAGGCAGGGGAACCGCTGAAATATATCGCCGTGGTGGCGATCGGGGAGAGAGGGGCAGTGCACGCCCATGTGATCCTGAATGGAATCACTGACACGCCGAACTTGGCAAGAAAGCATTGGAAGAAGGGCCGGGTGCATATGACCATGCTGGATGATTCCGGGGAATATGCACAGTTAGCAGCTTATATCATGCAGCAAGACACCGGGCAGGAGCGGATGAAATACATCTGTTCCAGAAATTTAAAAGAGCCAAGGCCCATAAAGAAAGATATAAAAAGGTTTGATCCAGAAAAGATACGGCCATACAAAGGCTACTACGTGGATCAAGACAGCATCATAACAGGGATAAACCCGGTGACCGGGTATCCATATATGCAATATGCCATGAAGAAAGTGAGGTTACGGATATGACAGAAGCAGTACCTGTAGAAAAAAAGCTGGATTCCACCAGAATCGAGGTGGGGGCGTGCAAGTTTTGCGGACAGACCTACCAGATGGAGGTTGATGGGCCGTGGACGGAGGCCATGCTGGATAAGGCGGCTACAGACAAGTGTACATGTGACGATGCCGTAAAAGCAAGAAAAAGAGAAAGCGTACTGAGAAAGTGCGGCAAAAAAGTGGATCAGATGTTCGAAGAGCAAAAGGATGAGTTCCGGGAGACACTGAAAAATATCTGCACACACATCTATGATGAGGATATGGACAAAGCAAACTTGACGATAGATGGCAGGACAAAAGTGACGATCGGATGGTCAAAAGGAAACATCAAGATCGAGAGGACAGAAAAAACAACGAAAGTGAGCGAGATTGAATGAACAAAGTGATTTTAATGGGGCGGCTGACCAGAGATCCGGAGATCAGATACCCGCAGGATCCGGAGGCGGCAGCAGTTGGCCGGTTTTCGCTGGCAGTAGACAGGAGGTTTAAGAAAGACGGCAGCCCGGATGCGGACTTTTTCAACTGCGTGTGCTTCGGCCGTCAGGCAGAGTTTGTGGAAAAGTATCTGAAAAAAGGGATAAAGATGCTCATAACCGGAAGAGTTGAGAACAACAACTACACAGACCGGGATGGCCATAAGGTATACGCCGTGCAAATCATGGTAGAGGAGATGGAGTTCGCGGAGAGCAAAGCGGCAGGACAATCACAACAGAAGCATAACGAGCGGACAGGAGCACCGGCCCTGGAAGTCGGGGATGGATTTATGACAATACCGGACGGAATAGAGGAGGAGCTGCCGTTTGCATAAATGGATATCAGTTAAAGACGGATTGCCAGACACAGACAGGTGCGTTTTAGTACAGGTGAGCGGGCGGCCGAACGACAGGGTGGAATTGGTTGATGCTTTGCAGATCGCATCTTATTTCCCGGAGGACGGGTGGATGCTGGAAGAATATCCAATGTGGATAGATGCAAATCCGGTAGCATGGATGGAGTTGCCGGAACCATACAAGGAGGAATCATGAGAACGCAGAAAGAAAGAGATCAGATGGAAATGGAGATCCATGACAAAAAGGAAGGGCAGTACGAGGATTACATAAAGCACAAAAGCAGGACGGCAGAGGAGAACTTCCGTAGGCCGGCCTATGCTTATACAAGCCAGGAAAGGAGATAGAGATGGAGAGAATGACACAGAAAAACCCGGATGGCGTCACCTTTCGAGTACCATTGCAAAGGGCGGGAGAATTCCGGGTGATGAGCGACAAGGCGGCTCAGGCGGTGTTTGGGGATATCGTAAACCGTCTGGGAGAATACGAAGAATGCCTGACGATCGCAGAAGCAAAGAGGATGAAACGAAATGCCTAAGAAGGGAAGAGACACAAAACCGGAATACTGCACACATCCCGATTGCTTCTCCTGCCGGTACAAGGACTGCATATGGGATGGAAGGCTGGGATATGATCCAATAAAACGGAGAGCGGAATCGAATCAAAAAGAGAGGGAAAGGAAATGACAATTTACATCAGCGGCCCCATGGCGGGAATTGAAGGATATGAAAAGAATTTTAAAGCTGCGGAAGAAAAAATAAAGGAATCCGGACATGAAGTCGTGAATCCAGCAGAAATTGACGGGGAAGGGATGACGAGGGAAGAGCTTCTCAGACTTGACCTGTGGATGCTGGAAGAGTGCGATGCAATCTACATGTTAAAAGGCTGGCAGCAGTCCTGCGGGGCAAACAGGGAATATGGGTTTGCCTTGGGGCGCGGCATGGAAATCTTTCACGAGGGTGTGGCGGAATGAAAATATTGATAGCTTGCGAAGAGAGCCAGACGGTATGTAAGGCTTTCCGGGAAAAAGGCCATGAAGCCTACTCCTGCGACGTTCAGAAGCCGTCCGGTGGGCACCTGGAATGGCACATACTCGGAGATGCACTGAAAGCCATCCAGGGGGGATTGTAGAAACCATGGACGGAGCGGTTCACGAGATTGGACAGTGGGACATGCTGATAGCACATCCACCTTGCACATATTTAACAGCGGCAAGTGCAATTCGGCTCTTCAACCCGGATCATTCCATAAAAGATCCAGAAAGAGAGCGGAAGGGATGGCAGGCAAAGGAGTTTTTTCTGAAAATTCTGAATTCAGAAGTAGGGAAAATTGCCGTAGAAAATCCGGTACCGCTGAAACGATTTGAATTGCCTGCATACAGCCAGATTATAGAACCGTATATGTTTGGGGATCCGTGGAAAAAACGAACTTGCCTGTGGATAAAAGGGATGCAAAATCTCAAACCGACAAACATAGTGGAGCCGTTGGGGCTTTGGGTAGGGGCCGCGTCCGGGAGGAAAAACGGAACTGGACGGGTAAAAAGCGGTTACATCCTAAAGAGCAACCGCGATCAGAAGACTAGATCAAAGACATTTCCCGGGATTGCGCAGGCAATGGCAGAACAGTGGGGAGAAAAAAGATGACAAACAGAGAAATGCAACGCCGCGCACAGGTGGCGAAGCTGACGAAAGAAATATTGAATAGCCAGGAGTATAAAAAGCGGCGGGCTCAGGATGACGAGCAATACCTCATGAGAGCATTTGCCTGCTTTACACTTATCAGCTGTGACTATCTGTACAGGCAGTTTAATTGCAAGGCAGCAGGAATCCAGAGGTTTATCAACTTTTTAAAGCCGAGCATGGGATATGTAAAGGATGATCCGGATTATTTTAGGCTGATGAATGAGGCGTTTGTGGATGAGATCGGGCTGGATGTCATGCGGGAGTTGGGAATGGAATTTGAAAATTAAGAAGGAGGAAACAAAATGAACGAATGTTGCAAAGTGGAAGCAGAACCCAGAAAGTGTATTGCTGACTATGAAAAAGAGACAAGAGAAGAGCTTTATGAAACAAAATGCATATTGATAGACATTTATGCCACAATTACCGGAAAGGGAACGGAGATAAAACAAGAGGATGAGCCAATACCGGAAAGTATGATGGAAAACGCGCAAATAAATAAAGAGACAGCATTGCAGATCAGAGGTATGGCGAAAACGATCAGCATGGAATTATTTGGGAAATAGACGATTATCTAAAAATGACAGGAGGGATATGATGGCGAAAAAGATCGTAGACTACATAGGTTATCCCGCTATGCTGGAGCAGCTGGCAGAGGAATGCGCAGAACTCGGAAAAGCTGCGCTGAAACTGGCAAGGATAGTCAGAAAAGAAAATCCGACACCGGTGACAAAAGAAGAAGCACTGGAAAATCTAAGAGAAGAGTATACAGATGTCGTACAGTGCGCAAGGGAGTTGGGATTAAAAACAGATCTGATAGAGATGCAGGAGAAGAAAGAACGATTTTTTGAAAGGTGGAAGCAACATGTGGCTGGCAGATAGGGCAATCCAAATAGTGGAAAGGGGTAACGAAGATGGCAATTAGGCCTATTTTGTTTAATGGAGAGATGGTGCGGGCGATTCTGGATGGGAGAAAGACTTGTACAAGGAGAATTTTAAAAGGCGGGATTCCATTTGATGAGAAAGCGGAATATTGGAATGTACTGAAAAAAGGAGAATGGAGCGGTCCTATATGTTCAGAATACTTTATAAAACAATGCTCACCGTATAAGCCGGGAGACATCCTGTATGTTCGAGAAACATGGGAGCGTTTTGAATGTTGGAACTGTGAGGGAGACGAAAGAGGAAATTGCCCCAAAGAACCAAAGAAAAGCGTTTTGGATAAAACTTGTGGTTGCTACATGTATAGGGAAACAGATGAAATAAGTGGAGACGCGAAGTGGCACCCGTCCATCCACATGCCGAAAGAAGCGGCGAGAATCTGGCTGAAGGTTACGGATGTGAGAGTGGAGCGGCTGCAGGATATCACCGATGATGGAGCAAACGCAGAGGGTGCAAACTGGAAGAATGGCAAAAACGTTGGCTGGGAAGAAAAAATGAGACGGACAGCAATAGAACGATTTGCCGAAATCTGGGATTCCACCATCAAGAAATCCGACCGTGACCGTTATGGATGGGTTGCAAATCCATGGGTGTGGGTTATCGAATTTGAGCGCTGTGAAAAACCAAAAGAATGAGGGAGGGACGAAAAATTGACTAAAATTGTAATACTTGCGGCTCTGGTAATGGTGGTAGCGACAGTAAGTTTTATCATAGGAGCGATAGCGGCAGCAGCTGCCCTGACAAACGATGACAATTACCTGGACAAATTGCCGGAAAGGGAGAATGAGGATGAACAGCAAAGAGATTGTAATATGCCCATTTTACAAGAAAAAGAGAAACAGAGAGAATGAAATACGATGCCAGGGCCTGTACAAAGATACAGACAACGCTATAGGATTTAAAAATGAGACGGAACGGATCACACACAGCAGGAGATTTTGTGAATCATTTAACTACAAAAACTGCAAACATGCAAAAAGGCTGATGGAGGAAGAATGAGAACACTTGCAAAAAGACTGAAAAAAGAAAAAGAGAATGTGAAATATTACAAAAATCGGTTTGATATGGCGGAGATGCTGGCAAAAGAGTGCATGCGGCTGGAGATTGGAGCCAGGGAGGAGATTGCCAGAACGGCAGCAGTAAACCAGGAGACAATGCGATACGTGACGGCGCTGGCCAAGCGGCTGATCGGGAAAGGACAGGAAATCTCATTAAGCCTGGAAGAAATCAAAGGAGCGGACGAAAACGAGCTGGAAGTGAAACCAGTGATGGAAAACGGGAAGGTGCTGGAAGTAAAAATCAGGAGAAAGAATTGACATTAAGAACAAAATGTGATATAAAGAAATTGTCCAATACATTGGATGCTATGTATTGTGGTATCCCTAGCAATTCCAGGGATCGAGGATTGAAATAGTGACAGTAAAGATTAAGAGCAGAAATGCTTTTAATAAGTCCAGTGCAAAAGATGCTTTGCGCTGTGGTTCGGTTAGCAATTCTTACCGGCGCGGATTGAAATGGTAGCAATAACTATTAAGAACAAGAAAAAGAGCAGGATTCCCTGCTCTTTTTCACTATGCGTTCTTTCCTGCACCGTAGCATTCGTGAAAGCTATCCACAAGCGCAGCTAACTGATTCGGCGCAAGCTGGATTCTGAGATCCTCCGGGATCCACTTATAGCTTTCCAGGAAAGTGTCGGGGAAACGGCCAATTTTGCTAGACCTCTTGACAAGCTCCAACTTATACATCTGTCCGAGCTCTTCCAGTGTGATTTCTCCGCCCTCAACTGCCTGGCGTCCTTCTTTTGTCAGGATGCTCATCGCATCCTGTTTTTTAATGTTTCCAACACCCTGGATATACATGTTAACCCTCCTTTACCTCTTCAATCGAGAATTCGCCCTGCCTGAATCTGGGAATATCACGGAACCGGTTCGCAACGCACATACAGGATCCATTAAGCTCCGCATACTTTCCGTCAAATTGAGAGATTTCGTCTTCATAATAAGTGCGATTTATATTTTTTTTAAGATTGTAAGAATAGCCTTTTACGACATATCTTTTTTTCATTCCCGTTCCTCCATTCTTTTTTCTATGCACTCCACAATGAATGCATTCAAACTCTTTCCATCGGCCTCTGCGGCTAATTTATACTTATCCTTTTTCCCCTTCGGGACCGTGATGTTAAGGCGATCATAGTTATTGGCTATGTATTTGTTCACGGCCCTCTGGGATGCCTTAGTTGTACCTGACATTCAAGCACCTCCTTTAAATACATAATATCACAATAATATATTTGTGTAAATATACATACCGCACAAATATATTTACGCAAATATGTGCATTTTGCCGATTGATATATTTACGCAAATATAATATAATAGAATCATCAAGAACAGGAAAAACAAAAACAGGAGGAAAAGAACATGACGAAGAGATTTTTTGAGAAAATAATGAACAAAAGAGTAGTAGATACAAGAGAATACAGATATATGATCGATGAGAGAGAGGGAGCGATTGTAAGACTGAGAATTGAATATCTGGACACGACGAGAGCACTAGACGAATGGGAAACGGTGAAAAGCCTCTAAGCCGAAACGCCCGCAAGGGCGTCCGCTGCGGGATGGTCTCCCGGCGCTGATGATGGCAGACCGGAAAGGAAAAACATGGAGAAATACTATATAAGCTATAATGATTATTTCGGATTTTGTGTAATTGAAGAGGTAAAAGGAAACGGAAGAATCGTATTCGCCGGAAGCATTGAGGAATGCAATAAAAAATGCATGGAACTGAATACCAGATAGAAAAGATATGAGAATCGAGGCAGGGGAAGAATCCCCTGCTTTTTTGTGCAGTAAAAGGGAGAATAAAAAACGAACATCAGATAAAATGATTGAGAAGGAGGTGACCGCCGGTGTGACAAAGGAAGAGACAAGAAAAAAGAAAAATGAAGCGCTGATTATGTACAAAAAAGGGAAAAAGCTTGTCGAGATCGCACAGACACTTGGAGTGCCAGCCGGGACGATCCGCCGGTGGAAATGTGAGGATGGCTGGGATGGCGAACGTTCGGCCAGAAAAAGCGAACGTTCGGAAAAGAAAAAGCAAAAACCCATTAAAGAAGAAAAGAGGGAAAAGGCCCGCGATCTGGATATTACAGAAAAAAGAGAGCTTTTTTGCCTGTACTACGTAAAATACCGCAACAAGGTAAAGGCATACCAAAAGGCTTTCAGCTGCTCATATGAAACGGCGTGCGGAAACGCCTCTAATTTATCGAAAAATATTGATGTAAAAGCAAGAATTGACGAACTATTAACGGATTTGCACGAAAACATAGAATTTACTATACAGGACATAGCGCAAAAGCAGATAGACATCGCCACGGCGGATATAAAAGATTTTGTCAACCTGGAAGACGGGGTGGTGATACTGCGGGATGCGGATGAGATAGACGGGACACTCATCAAATCTATAAAAAATACAAAATTTGGCATACAGGTACAGCTAAAGGACAGTCAAAAAGCGCTGGAGTGGCTGACGGTAAACCAGCCAAAAGAAACAAGAGGCACAGAAAACCGGATAGAGATCACAAAAAGAAAGGAGAGGCCAGATGGTCATATGGACACCACAGTACAAGCAGAGCCTGTTTATGGAGCGCTGGGAGGATGAGGTGCTATACGGGGGAGCTGCGGGAGGCGGGAAGTCTGATGCATTGGTAATCGAGGCGCTACGCCAGGTGGACATACCAAACTACAAAGCGTTGATCCTGCGGCGCACCTACCCGCAGCTCTCGGAGCTGATAGATAAGTCGCAGCAATATTATAAGCCAGTTTGGCCGGAGGCAAAGTACAATACCCAGGAGCATACCTGGAAATTCCCGTCCGGCGCAAAAATAAGGTTTGGATCCTGCCAATACGAGCAGAACAAATATGATTATCACGGGCAGCAGTATGATTTTATTGGATTTGATGAATTAACCCATTTTACCCAGAGCCAATACGAATATATCCTGACGCGTAACAGGGCTTCAGGCCCGGGGACAGAAGTTTACTCCAGGTCAACAGCAAACCCCGGAGGCGTGGGCCATGGCTGGGTAAAAGAAAGATTTGTATCCCCGGCAAAACCCATGACAACGCTATGGGAGAAAGCAACGGTCAGGTTACCAAACGGGAGCACAAAAGAGGTAGAGAGGAGCCGCATCTATGTGCCTGCCACGATATTTGACAACCAGAAGCTCCTGGACAACAACCCGGCCTATCTGGCAGACCTGGCCATGAAACCAGAAGCAGAAAGAGAAGCGCTACTCTATGGAAACTGGGATAGTTTTGAGGGACAGGTATTTACGGAGTGGGTAAATGATCCGGATCACTATACGGACCACAAGTACACGCATGTGATAGAGCCGTTCCGGGTGCCGTCATACTGGAGATTTTACAGAGGATTTGATTTCGGATACGCAAAACCTTTTTCTGTCGGATGGTACGCAGCGGATCCAGATGGATGCATGTACAGGATCAGGGGGTGGTACGGATGCAAACCAAATCAGCCAAACACAGGGATTATGATAGACCCGCATGAGATAGCGCGGGGCATAAGAGAGGTGGAAGAAACCGATGAAAACCTAAAGGGCAGGAAGATCAGGGCGATTGCAGACCCATCCATATTCGACCGATCCCGCGGGGAATCTGTAGCAGACCAGATGATGCAAGAGAGGGTTTACTGGGAGCCGGGAGACAACACAAGAATTGCCGGAAAGATGCAGTATCACTACAGGCTGGCCTTTGATAAAAAAGGGAAATCCATGTTTTATGTTTTTAACACATGTAAGGACTTTATCCGCACAATCCCGTCACTGGTATATGACGAGAAAAAGGTAGAGGATATCGACACGACGCAGGAGGATCACATTTACGACGAGTGCAGATATGTGCTCATGGCAGATCCGATCAAGCAGAGAAAAAATGAGATGAAAAAAGACAACTACGGCGACGATCCCCTGGATCTGCGGCCGGGAAAAGGAGCGAAAGGATGGCAGATGTAACAAAAAAGACGGTAGACACACAACCGGGAAGAACCGGGGCTATTACGGATGAGGATATCAAAAAGCTCTACAAGGTATTCCAGGATTACAGCGAGGGCAAACAGGTGCTAAACCAGAGGATCAAATCAGCAGAATCATGGTATAAGGCGCAGCACTGGAAGGAACTGCGAAAAGAAGAGGACGAACCAGCAAGCGCCTATCTGTTTAACATGCTTATTAACAAGCATGCAGATGCTATGGACAACTTCCCGGCTCCAAACGTGCTGCCGCAGGAGGAATCAGACCAGGAAACAGCGAACATGCTGTCAAAGATCGTACCGACAATCCTGGAAAAGTGCAATTACGAAAAGGCCTATTCGGACGGATGGTGGAGCAAGCTGAAAACGGGAACCTCGGCCTTTGGGGTTTTTTGGAATCCGGGGATAGATAACGGTCTGGGAGATGTAGATGTAAAAGAAATTGACATGATGAACCTGTACTGGGAGCCAGGAATAAGGGATCTGGAACAGTCAAAATACATATTTGTGACAGCGCTAAAAGATAACGACGATCTGTTGATGCAGTATCCGTTTTTAGAGGGGCCAGGAACAGATGAAACACCGCAGACACACTATGAATCCGAGGACTATGTAGACAGGACAAACCAGACCTCTGTATATGATTGTTATTACAAAAAGCAAATCGGCAGCAGGACCGTGATCCACTACATCAAGTTTATTGAGGGGCATCTTTTGTACGCCTCGGAAAATGACGAGAATTGCGCGAACGGATTTTATGAAAATGATGAGTATCCGATCAAACTGGACGTAATGTTTCCAGAGAAGGAAAGTCCGGCAGGATTTGGATATCTGGACGTGATGAAAGATCCGCAGATGTTTATCGACAAGATGGACGGCATCATCCTGCGGCATGCAAAAAGGACATCACAGCCCAGGTGGTTTGTGACGGATGGGCTGGGACTGAATGAAGAGGAGTTTTTGGGAGATGGACCGATCGTACATGTCCAGGGTATGGTGTCGGATGATAGATTACGGCAGCAGCAGTTGGCAGGGCTGGATTCAGCGGTTTACAACCGACTGGCAGGAAAAATAGACGAAATCAAAGAAACTTCAGGAAACACAAGCTACGCCCAGGGGACAACCTCATCTGTTACAGCGGCATCGGCCATTGCCGCCCTGCAGGAGGCATCAGGCAAGCTGTCAAGGGATATGATTCGCATGACATACAACACATACTCCTGCCTGGTACGCCTGGTGATAGAGAGGATCAGACAGTTTTACAATGAGCCGCGGACTTTTCGGGTGATCGGGGACAATGGAGAGACAACATGGCCGAAATTCTCAAACCAGATGATGAGATCACAGACGCAGGGAGGAATTGCGGGCGTGGAATTTGGCGAAAGAAAACCGACATACGACATAAAGGTATCAGCGCAAAAAGCGTCACCATACAGCAAGGTAGCACAGAACGAACTGGCCAAAGAGCTATATTCTGCCGGTGTGTTTAATCCAGAGCTGTCAGATCAGGCGCTGGCCATGCTGCAGATGATGGATTTTGACGGCAAAGACTTGGTAATACAGAGGGTATCCCAAAACGGCATTATGTATCAGCAGATCCAGCAATTACAGCAGACGGTGATGCAACTTGCGACGATCGTGGATGCCCAGAACGGATCGACCATAGCGCAAAATGTGGCGGCGTCAATGGGACGGGGAGAACCAAATACCGGCCAGATGGCAGCCGGAAGTACAAGCACAAACTCCCTGGGTGATCCTGTTGATACAAAGGGGATAGTGGCAAATGCCAAAGAAAAGGCGGCATCAAGAGCCAGCGTATCGTAGGAGGAAGCATGACACATATAAAAACGAACTGCGAAGGAACGAATATGAGAATCACAATGACCGGACATGCCGGGTACAATCCGGGGAATGACATTGTCTGCGCAGCAGAATCCATACTCATGAGAACGCTCTTAGAAAGTCTGGAGGGGGCAAATGCCAGGTACGATGAAAAAGAAGCATACGTGGAAATTGTGGCGCCGGTGAATCCAGTGAACATACTGATCTGGGATACGATAAAGAAAGGGTATCGGCTCCTGGAAAAAAAATATCCCCAAAATGTAAAATTGCACAAGTAAAAGGGAGAAATAAATAAAAACGTGTGAAATAATAAAAACGTAACATGAAACCCTGCAGTTTATAGCTCATCCATTTTAACTCACCCAACCTCGGTAGGAGGGAGGAAAACCTCCCTCCGAAATGGAAAAAGACACTTCGGAAAGACGATGTATGGCACTTCGGAAAGACGATGTATGACAAGCGGAAAGGCGCGAAAAGAATGAAAGACAAATTATTAACCTTTTTTGATGGAGAAGGAACAGGCAGTGATAATGGTCAGGTCGCCGCTGACCAGACAGGCAGTGATACAACTCAGCTCGCCGCTGAGGAAAAAGAAGATCTCGATGCGGACTTTGAAGCTCTGATTAAAGGCAAATACAAAGCCCAGTATGATGCAAGATTCCAGCAGGGAATCAATGCACGACATAAAGATTACATGCAGAACAAGCAGCAGCTGGAATCCTTAAACCCCATGCTGGACATGCTGAAAGAAAAATATGGCGTGTCAGATGTAAAAGACTTGCAGAAAGCCATCATGGACGATGATTCGTACTACGAAGAGGAAGCCATGGAAAGAGGTCTGACTGTAGAGCAGCTCAAATACATGAAGCAGATGGAACGGGAGAATAAAGCCTACAAGGCCAGAGAGCAGGAATCCATCCAGGAACAGATGCAGAGGGAAAAGATCGAGGGTTGGCTTCGACAGGAGGCGCAGTTCAAACAGAAAGCGCCGGACTTCTCTCTGCGGGAGGAGCTTGCGAACCCGGAATTTGAGCGCTTGCTGGCAGCAGGGGTCAATGTAGAGACTGCATTTAACGTCATCCACCAGGATGAGATCATGAGTGGAGCCATGAATTATACCGCAAAAAAAGCAGTAGAAAAAACAGTAAACGACATAAAAGCAAGAGGAATGAGACCGTCAGAAAATGGTCTGGGCACAACGGCCACAGAACCAAAAAGAAAAACGGTCGGAGAAATGACCGGGGAAGAAATCCTGGAAATGGCGAACAAAGCCAAAAAGGGAGAAAAGATCTCATTCTGACCGCAGAAGGGAGAAACATGAAAAACAAATTATTTTTGATTGACGGAACACCGGAAAAGCTCCTGACATTTTTTGCAACAGGAGAAAACACAACGACAGACATCAATGCGACGACAACGGACACGTTGACGCCGGAGATGAAAACATACTACGACAAGCTGCTCATCAAGCTGGCTGGTCCGCAGCTGGTGCATGACCAGTTTGCCCAGAAGAGAAACATCCCCAAAAACGGAGGCAAAAAGATTGAATTTAGAAAATTTGATCCACTCCCGAAAGCATTAACACCTCTGACAGAGGGCGTGACCCCGAAGGGAAAGAAAATGTCCGTGACGGACATCACAGCAGAAGTATCCCAGTATGGAGATTACATTTTGCTGTCTGACGTGATCCAGATGACATCTATTGACCCGATTGTTGTGGAGGCAACGGAAGATATTGCAGACCAGGCAGGAAGGACACTGGATACCGTAACGAGAGAGGTTATCAACGCCGGAACAAATGTGCAGTATGCAGGCGGCGCAGCAGCAAGAAGCGCAATCACAGCGGCAAACACACTGAATGTCATGGAAATCATGAAAGCAGTAGCAACACTGAAAGGGCAGAATGCAAAACCGGTAGGAGACAGCTTTGTTGCGGTGCTTCATCCGTTTGTGGGGTTTGACCTCGTGAGAGATGAAGAGTACAAAGAAATGTTTAAGTACACAAACGCAAAGCCGATGTACGAGGGAGAGATCGGCAAGTTCTCAAATGTGAGATTTGTGGAATCCACAGAAGCAAAGATCTGGAACCTGGCAGGAGACGGAGTTTCTGTATTCTCCACGCTGGTGATCGGAAAAAATGCATACGGAACAACAGAAGTAGAGGGAGGCGGACTGCAGCACATTGTGAAGCCACTGGGAAGCTCCGGAGCAGCAGATCCGTTAAACCAGAGATCGACCGTAGGCTGGAAAGCATTAAAGACAGCAGTGATACTGGTGCAGCAGTACATGGTGAGAATCGAAAGCTCTGCATCCCAGTACTCGAAAGCAGCAGCAAACTAAGGAGGGGTGAGGATGCCGACAAAGACAGAAGCAAAAGTCGAAGAAGAAAAAGTCGAAGAAGAAAAAGTCGAAGAGACAAAGAAGCTGACACCGAATGATCCGGGCTACTGGGACGAGAAGATCCCTTACAAACCGTTTTATGACGGGGCGTTTTACAAGGACGACATCTACGTAGCAGTAAACGGAGAAAACCGGGTAATCAAAAGAGACATTGATGAACCGGTGATGTTGGAGCGAAAATTCGTTCAGGCGATCAAAGATGCAGAAGAGCAGCAGAGAGCAGCCAGAAGGTATCAGCTGGCACATATTAATAACGAGGTATAAAAGAGGGAGGCGGTGCGAAAGTACCGCCTTTTTCAGAAAGGAGAAACATGGTCAAGATCAAAAGAAGGACGATGTATATCCCAAAAGACGAGGCATACATAGGAACGGTGAATGACAGCAATTCAGAATCCCGCGTATTTGTCATCGAAAGAGATGAAGGGACACCAGACCTGTCAGCGCTTACATTTAAACTGATCCTGCGAGATGAAAACGATAATCCAAACGAAGCATATTTGGAAAAGGCTGTATCAGAAAACGAGGTGCATCTGACATGGGGCATCCTGCCATCGGATGTGGGAACGAGCGGGACATTGCTGGCACAGATCAAAGCATTTGACGAACAGGGAGAAGTACGCTGGAATTCGTTCACAGGCGCTTTTTATGTAGAACAGAATCTGCAAGAACCGGACACATCAGGGAAATTGTCGGACTATGAGGCACTGCAGAAAAAAGTAGAAAACGCGCTGGGCGAGGTCGAAGAACTGAAAAGAACAGGGTTGAAAGGAGATCCGGGACCACAGGGAGCAAAAGGCGACAAAGGGGACAAAGGAGATCTGGGCCCGCAGGGAGTGAAAGGAGAAACAGGGTTGAAAGGAGACCCGGGCCCGCAGGGAGTAAAAGGCGAAAAAGGAGACAAAGGAGATCCCGGCCCACAGGGGATAAAAGGAGAAAAGGGAGATCCGGGGAGCTTGAGTGGCCTGATGGATGCAGTGACAGAATATACTGCGGAATCACAGTACGCACTGCCAAATAGCGGAGACAAATTAAAAACGTGGCTTGGGAAAGCACAGAAAGCGTTGTCGGATGCAAGAGACGGGGAGACGGGAACGGTTGAATACACGATACCACAATCGTACACAGAACCAAAGTCTGGAATCACGTTAAAAACATTTATGGGAAGAGTGACGAAGGGACTGGCAGATTTGTTTGCAGGCCTGGCGCTCAAGATCAATGCAAGCAAAATCCTATCCGAAGAAGAATGGAGCGCCGCAATATCAGAGAGAGGGTATCTGGCAGACGCCAAGGATGTAAAGGATAGTCTTACGCAGCTAAACACGAATATTGATAAAAAATCATATTTAAGAGGCTTCTCAAGTAATCAGAAGATCGACTTTGATTTTAAGACTTTTGGCCGGAATATCGCCAGAATGCGCGTGGCAGATACTACTATGTTTGATCTGGTGCCTAATAATGCGGACAGCAGTACAAATAACAAAATCACAAACCTTAAAGTAGATTACAGCAGCACACCTTGGAAGCTGTCTGTGGATGTTTACATCGATGGCAGGACTTACACCAAGACAATCAATTTTGACGCATGATTAAGTATACAAAAAGATCACCCTGACATACAAATTCTGGCTAACCGAAGAATATAAGCGTATGTTTTTACCATCGTCACTTGTCCCGACGCTTATTATCGTGTTATCCCATCCAGCAGATGCCGCCACCAATTCCGGAATGGCGCATAAAACAGTGCCTCCTGAAAAGTCAGCATCCTTTGGGGTAATATACACTGTTTTACCAGCAGGCGCCGAGTATGCTTTGTAGGTAGCTTTTACTTTTATAGCGCTGTCTTTGGTCGTGACAATATTCGTGTTTCATTGCGCAAAGAAAGGAGAAAAATGCACATAGAATTAAGAACCGGCACACCAATAGCCGGAACATGTAAAAGAATAAATGAAAACTTAATCAAAATCGAACTGCCGGATATCGTGCCGACAGAAGAAGAAATAAAAGAATTGAAAGTGGTAAGAGAAAGCGGGGAACTGCTTTTTGACGGAACGGGATATGATACCATTTATCGAACAATCGAAAATGGTTACATCCTGTCAAATGACGGCAGTGTGTACGTGCCACCGGCGGAGCCGGATCCGGAGCCGGTCTATGAACCCACTCTTGACGAGCTTAAAACAGCCAAGAAGCAGGAAGTGAGTGCTGCCTGTGAGCAGACCATTGCAAGGGGTATTGATGTGCAGCTTCCGGGCGGCGTGGAGCATTTTTCCCTGACCGCCAATGACCAGATCAATCTGATTGGAAGTCAAGCTGCGGTTACTGCCGGTGAGCAGCAGATCGCATACCATGAAGATGGCAAACCGTGCCGGTATTACACACCGGAAGAGATTGGCCTTATCGTACAGCAGACTATGTTTTGGGTCGGGTATCATCGGACATATTGTAACGGCATCAACATGTGGATCCAGGCAGTGACTGACAAGGAGGATCTACAGGAGATTTATTATGGCGCGGATGTGCCCGCAGAGCATCAGTCCGAAGTGCTGAAAGATTATCTGGCCAAGATTGCAGCAAGCGCAAAATAAGGGAGAGAACGAAATGAGATGGTATGTAGAAGAGCTGATATTGTCGTGGATAGGCGGAGCAATATACATAGCATTGGAAATGATTTGGAGAGGGAGAACGCACTGGACGATGTTCTTTCTGGGAGGTCTGTGTTTTGTGTTGATCGGTTTGATCAATGAACTGATACCATGGTGCATGCCACTCTGGCAGCAGGCATTAATTGGGACTGGGATTATTACATCATTGGAATTTGTGACCGGATGCATTGTCAATCTGGCGCTGGAATGGAATGTGTGGGACTACAGCGAGATGCCGGGGAACGTCCTGGGACAGATATGCCCGCAGTATACGGCGTTATGGATCCCGGTATCACTGGCAGGGATATTCACGGACGATTATTTAAAATTCGGAATTTGGGGAAGAGAAAAACCACATTATTGCATGTGGAGGCACAAGGCGGCAGAAAGTTAATAAAAAGAAACTTACAAGAAAGAGACGTTTTACCAATATGGTCCAGAAAGGAGAAAACATGATTTTTACAAGAAAACCAACGACGGCAGGAACAAAGATAAAAATGGAGTTTCCGGTAGAAGGAACAAGATTCCTCGTAAAAAATCTGACAGAGGGAGATATCTACGCGGCTATGAAGGATACAGAAGACAAAGATTTATGTGTGTTAATACCGGGAAACACCGCACAAGTGATTGAATCAAAACTTGAACCAAGCAAAGTTATCACAATTATCCCGGACGAGACATCCGAGAAGGGGGTTGAAGCACAGTGCTTGAGGTGGTAGGGCAAGATATCATTTCGGGAAACATGGGATTTATTGGAACGGATCCCGGAAGAGAGTATCAAATGGGGGCAGCAGAGAAAACGGAAGATGTCACCGTCACTGGAAATCCTGCCGTTCTGAGCAATGCCACAGGAAAACCGTTCAAGGACTTACAAATCTACGGCAGGAGCGAGCAGATGACAACGACAGGGGCGCAACTGTTTGATGCGGCCTCTATTAAAAAAAACGACAAGATTCAAGTAGAAATTAGTGATAACTCGTATACAATACAAATGACAACAACCATCAATGAAAGCGGAAGCCTTTCAAATAGGGTTTATATAGCAATAAATCATGTCATTGAAGGTGATTTTTCCGGGAAAACAGTGACACTGTCTTATGATGGCGTAAATAGTGATGTACCAAATGAAAGGTATGTTATAGGGCTAATGTACAATACTGATGATGGAAGAACACATTATCTAAGCTTACAAAAAGATATGCCAAAATCAATTTCTGTAACGCTTCCTGAAAACACGACAAATCTAACGCTAAGACTGTTTATAACTGAATTTACATCACCAACAGTTCCAGCCGGAACTTATACAGTCACAATACAGGGTGCCATGCTAACAGAAGGTAGCGAAAAAAAAGACTGGGAACCGTACACAGGCGGTAAGCCGTCCCCATCACCGGATTACCCGCAGGAGATTGTGAGCGCTGGGGAAGGCGGGAGCGTGACGGTGAAGGTAACGGGTAGAAATATCCTTGATATGAGGAATAGTAAAGAATCTGTTGCAAACAGCGGTGTGACATATACTCGTAATGCAGATTATTCTTTTACTAGAACTGGAACTGCTACAGAAGCTTCAGGTAATGTGTGGATGGCAGGCGGTTACCTTGTAAAACCCAAAGCCGACCTATCTAACGTTTTCTGCGTTCTATTAAAGGGCGTAAAGTACAGTATCAAAGACTGCGTTTTACTCACCGTTTCTCCCGCTGGCAATGTATTAGCAGCACGCAATGAAAACTTTGTACCTACGCAAGACATGTATATAACAGGCGCAAGGAACGAAAATTTCATAGTGGGCGAAACCTACAACGATATCGTTTACCCGGCTGTTTATGTTGGAGAAAAGGCGTTGCAGTATGAACCCTACCGCGAACAACTTCTTACAATTCCCACTCCCAACGGCTTACCCGGCATCCCGGTTACTTCAGGTGGCAACTATACCGATGAGAATGGGCAGCAGTGGATCTGCGATGAGGTCAATCTGGAGCGTGGAGTGTATGTGCAGAGGGTTGATAAAGGTGCTTTCGATGCCACCAAAGCGCTGACTGAGCAAAGCGCGATTCTTGCCACCCCCATCGAAACCCCGCTCACTGCCGCTGAGATTGCGGCCTACAAGTCCTTGCGAACTTACCGAGGCACTACGATTGTGGAGGCGGAAGATAAGGCGGGGATATCAGTAACTTATAAGCGCAATGCAAAGACGGACAATGTTTCGGCAGAGAAAAAAATAGAGGAAAGCGAAAAGAAGGAATACGATGAAAGTTAAGGATGCAATAGAAAAGACAAATCAACTGAAAGCAAACGTATACAGCGAAGAAAACATGTCAGAGTGGCTGTCGGAACTGGAAAACTATGCAATCGAGAGCGTATTTAACCGGGCGGAAGGAAACAACTTTCCACTGGTGAAATATTCCTACGAAGACGACGAAGAAAAAGAGTTGATGATACCGGATCCTTATTCGGAGATCTATATTTACTATCTTGCAGCAAAAATCGACTATTGGAACAAGGAACTGGATTCCTACAACAATAACATGAGCATGTACAATGCATCATACAGTAGCTTTGCGGCAAAATACCGGAGGGAACACATGCCGAAGCAGACAAAGCGCCCGCCGGTATTTTTGCATTAAGGAGGATATATGGAGACACTGCCAAGCCTTACGGCATCTTCAAGGACGGTGCAGTCAGTATCTGATTTCAGAGGATATAACCACAACCTGGTAATTGACGACAACCAGTTTTATGACATGAGAAACCTGACACTGGATGAATATCCGGTACTGACACAGCGCCAGCCGCGCGGAACAATAAAAAAACTGAATAAGCCAAACGGACTGTTTGCAAAAAACAAGATCGTATATGCAGATGGGACAAATCTTTATTACGGAGATGAGCTGATCGCACAGGTGACGGACAGCAAAAAGCAGTTTGCATCTATGGGAGCCTATATCCTGGTGTGGCCGGATAAGATCATGTACAACACGTTCGATGGAACAATCACAAAACTGGAGAACAAAACGGAATTTACAGGGACGGTAAAGATTGAAAAGGCCAATATTTCGGATTCCCAGCAGACAACAACGGACTACACATCGTATGTAAGGATCACTGCAACGGGGATAGGAAAAGGGTTCAAGCAGTATGACGGTGTATCCATATCTGGAATCTCACAGGAAGATTTGAACGCAACAAAGGTGTTACGGGAAGTAACAGACGATTCTGTATTAGTGATCGGATCCGTGGAAAAGACGATAGAAGAGCAGATGACAATCACTTTGGAAAGAAAAGTGCCGGACATGGAATTTTTCACGGAATCAGAAAACCGGTTATGGGGATGCTCTTCGAAGAATCACGAATTATACGCATGCAAGATCGGGGACCCGACAAACTGGAACGCTTTTGAAAACCTGTCAACGGATTCCTATGCGGTAACGATTGGCTCAGACGGGGACTTCACGGGAGCAGCAACGTACATGGGATACGTCCTGTTCTTCAAGGAGGACACGATTCACACGGTCATGGGAAACAAACCGGCAAACTATCAGGTGCAGGGATCCAAGGGAAGAGGAATAGAGAAAGGATCAGAGCTTTCGCCGGTAATTGTAAACGAGACGCTATATTACAAGGCAAGAACCGGGATCGTAGCGTACCAGGGAACGTCGGCAACATCCATAGCTTCAGACATGGGAACAGTACAGTACAAAGATGCTGTGGCAGGCTATCTGGGAAACAAATATTACTGCTCCATGAAACAGGGAGAAAAATATTACCTGTTCTGCTACGATGAAAGTAAGGGGATGTGGACAAAGGAAGATGAGACGCAGGTACTCTTCATGGCAACGCTGGGAAACAACCTGTACTACATAGACGCAGAAGGGTATTTGAAAACCATCACAGGAGAGGATGACGAGAACATCCAGTGGGAAGCGATCTCGGGAGAGATCATGATGGCGTACAACAGAAAATACCTATGCAAGATCAACATTAGAGCGACGCTGGAAGAAAGGGCAACACTGGAAGCCTGGGTACAATACGACAATGAAAAAACCTGGACCAGGGTAAAGACGATCACGGCCAGGAAACACAGAGCCTATGACATCCCAGTTATGCCGCGCAGGTGCGACAGACTGAGGATAAAGCTATCAGGGCGAGGAAAAAGCTGGATTTACGGAATAGACAAGCAATTTGAGATGGGAAGTGATGTATGTGTCAACATGGGGCGGCATTGACATACCGGATATAAAATCAGATGACCTGCTGAACGAAAAAAAGATAAGCATGATAATGCAGCAGCTACAGCTGATTGACAGAAACATAAGGTTTGCAATGTACAATCTGGATCCGGAAGAGAATTTTGACAAAGCAGCGCTTGCATCTTACAACGGACTGAAATCAGAAGTAAAGAAGCTGGGAAAGGACGGGACGGAATACAGAACGCTCATCGAGCAGACAGAAGAAAAAATAAGGCTGGAAGCGGAGCGGGCATCAGCGGCGGAAGGAAAACTAAGCGCGGCCCTGGAGGTAACTGCAGAGGGGATCGCATCCAAGGTGTCAAAGGACGGGATCATATCCGCCATAAACCAGTCGGCAGAACGGGTCTTGATACAGGCACAGAAAATAAATCTGGATGGAGAACTGACAGCAGGAGAAAACTTCCGTCTGAACATCAATACAAACACGAAACTGTACGATGTTCTGGGATTGAATTACAAAGACGAAGTGCACACGTTAATGACAGGCATTAAGCCGGGAGACATTGCGGTACATTTCGACGACATTGCAGCAAGCATGAGCACGGACGGATTCGCCTTTTCGAAGGATGATGGGACAATAGATGCCTTGTACGGGAAAAACGCATATACGAAAGGATACGGAGATTTCAGAGGGGGCATATTTGTAGGTTCCGGGTCAGGACTGGCGACAAGGTACGGGGACAACATGCTGATACAGGACTACGGAAACGGAAACGTGGCGTCGAACGCCGCAGGAGGAACACTGCTCGTGGGATACAAAAACACAACAGGGGTGCAAATAATACCGGAAATACATGGGAATATAACGATAACAAAAGATCCAAGTGCAGCAGAATATCCGGATGTTGAAGTATGGGGAAATGTGGTCGTACACGGAACTATTTATTATGACGGTTTGGAACAAAATTAAGGAGGGACAGCATGGCGACATATCAGATCAAGAAAGGAGATACACTTTCAGGAATTGCAAAGCAGTACGGTGTATCGGTGGGAGACATTGCATCCGCCAACGGAATCAGCAACCCGAACAAAATAAGCGCGGGGGCAACGCTGACAATTCCAGGGGGTGGCGGGGCAGCGAGCACATCATCAAGCAGTGCATCATATTCTTCTTCATCATCAGGCGGGAGGCCGGCATACGCGCCGTCAGACCGAACGAATGAAGCTTACGAGAAATATCAGACAGCACAGAACAACAAACCGAATGCATACCAGGAATCCCAAACACTGGGAGATTTAAGGAAGCAGTTAGAAGATTTTGAAACAAAGAAACCGGGAGACTATCAGAGTGCATACAAAACGCAGATAGATGATATTCTCGGGCAGATCTTAGGCAAAGGGGACTTTAACTGGGATCCGAACAAAGACCAGCTCTACCAGTCCATGGCAGACCAATACAGGGTAAAAGGAAACAAAGCCATGAGGGATACCATGGGAAGTGCGGCAGCCATGACGGGAGGGTACGGCTCTTCCTACGCGACAACAGCGGGGCAGCAGGCGTATGACGACTACATGCAGCAGTGGGCAGACCGAGCAACGGACTACTACAACATGGCCTTGCAACAGTACAACAGCGAAATGAACAATCTAAACAACAAAATGTCGGCACTCCGGACGGCGGATGACACGGATTACGGAAGATACCGCGATACAGTAAACGACTGGTACACAGACAGAAATTACCTGACAGACAAGGTGAATACCCAGTACGACAACGAATACGGGCAGTACCGGGATACGGTAAGCGATTATTACAACGACCTGGAAGCGGCAAGAGCGCTGTATCAGCAGCTGTACGGGGAGGATTGGGACAAGTACCAGTCAGATCTCAGCCAGTACAACACAGACAGAAACTATGATTTTGAAGTAGCACAGGCAGACAGAGAATATCAACTGGCATTGAAAAAGCTTGCGGCATCAGGAAGCTCGTCATCCAAAAGCACACCAAAAAAAGGAGAGAAGGTTACATACAACGAAGCAATAATGGGGGCAAGCAGAAAAGGGACAAGCAAATCGGCGCAGTTAAACTATGCAAATAAATTGCTGGATAATGGAAATGTGTCGGATTCTGATTATACAAAACTTGTAAACCAAATCATAGGAGGATATGCACCCGGATATACAAAAACAAAGAAGTAAGGAGGAGAACATGGCATCACAGGCACAGATTAAAGCAAGAGAAAATATTATGAATATTAGAAGAAAACGGGAAGAAGAGGAGAACTCTTCCCGTTTTTCGTATTCAGAGAATGAAGACCCGATGACAGTGGCAAGAAGAAACATATCCACGATCAGAGGAAAGCAGCTGACGGATAACACAAGCAGATTAGACAGCCTGAGAAAGTCAGCAGAGGAAAGAAGAATAAGGCAGGAAGCACTGAATAATTACAAGAGGATCGTAGGAACGGATAATGCGGAAGAAGTAAAGAGAATAAGCAGTGTAGGACAGGCGTTGGACGAAAGAATACAAAGGTCAATGGGCGTCAAGGGAGACAGGATCGGTTCAGAGAGACTGGAAAGAGCTGTAGCTTTGGATCGAATGAAAAAAAGCACAGCCGAAAAGAATGCACTTGAAAAAGACACACAGTATTACAAAAGGCTTCTGACAGATGATTCCCAGATGGATGCAAGCACCAGAAGACAGGCACTTGAAAAATTAAAAAGAACCATCATGACGGAACAGATCACCGGGGATTCAAAGACACTTTCTGACCTCTCCAAAAGCTTTTCGAATGCGACCGGAAAGAAAGTATCACAGACAGATGCTTATCAGATGCTGGAAAATGCCCAGGGACAAATCGACCGCGACAAATACGACCAGAAGATGGGAGAAAAGCGGAAAGAGCTGGAAAAGGTTCTGGATGAAAAGGGATTTGAAACAGCGGCAAAAAAAGGAAGTCAGATCGCACAAAAAAAGACAGTATACAATGCTGATATGCTGGCAGGATACCAGAACGAGGACAAATCATACCCTGATATTTTCAAGAACCAGACAGAGTACGAACAGTACCAGGACATGACAGATACAGAGAAGGATGTATTTGATTACTATCTGGCCACAGAAGGAGTACAGAAAGCAAAAGAATACTTAAATACCATAAAGAGGGATATCACAAAGAGACAGAACGAAGCTTACACAGAAAAAATGAAGCAGTACGCAACGGAACACCCTGTATTATCATCGGATTCCTCGGTGGCAGCAGGATTTGCAACGGGCCTCGGAGCTTTGGAGACTATGCGCCAGAATGCAGAGAATGTCCTGACGGGAAACAATGCGCCGGTAGATATAAATTCAAAACCGTTCAGACCGATAAATGCTCAAAGCACAATCAGAAACACTGTGATGGAAAACTTCCAGGGAAGCGAAGATGTAAAAGCCTTAAAGAGATTCCTGTACCAGACCGGAATGTCTATGGCAGATTTTGGGGCACAGGCGGCAGCAGGAGCATTAGTGGGAGGATTCGCGGGAGAAGCTGCATCTCTCGCCGGAGCATCTGCAGAGAGGGCGGCACAGATTACAGCAACGATATCGAAGAATGCATCACTTCCGATCATGGGAGCAGGAGCAATGTCCCAGACAGTGAAAGAAGTGATCGAGAATGGAGGAACCAACGATCAGGCTATGCAGCTGGGATTGATTGCAGGAGCGGCGGAAATGGTTACGGAGAGGCTGGGAATCGACAATCTCTCTAAGTTATCAAGCCAGGGCGTAAATTCTGTAAAGAGGGCAGTACACAAGATCATCGCAGAAGGCGCAATCCCGGAAGGTCTGGAAGAAGTTGTTTCGGACATCGTAAACAACGTTGCCAACGATGCGATCATGCAGGAAAACTCCGATTTTAATCAGGCCGTTGAACGGTACATGACACCGAATGCAATGACGGGGGAACACATTTCAAGAAGACAGGCAGAAGATCTGGCGATGAAAGACAGAATCAAGAATATGGCACTTTCATTTGCAGGTGGGGCACTGTCTGGTGGAATCATGGCAGCAGGAGCCTATGGAAGCGGTTATGTCGAGGGAGGATACCTGGGAAGAGAATTAAACAGCTACGAAGATTTTAGTGATGCACAGCTCATCAGAGACGGAAAGGCTATGACCGGAACAAATTCTGCGGATCTGGCAGAATACTACGAAAGGAAAGGAAAGCTTTCTGACAGGCAGAGAGCAGAACTGTTCAACCAGATTTTGCAGGATTCGGACGGAAAATACACGCCATCGCAGGAAATTGCACAGAATGAGACGGAAGATGCACAGACCGGGGAGGAAATTGCACAGGAAGCAAAGCCGGTAGAATTGACGGCAGAGGATTTGCAGGAACCACAGATTGACGAACAGGCAAAAGAAAAGAAGGTGGTGCAGGAAAATGTACGACAAAGAGAAAAAGAGCCGGAAACGGGCACACAGCGAAGCGTAGAAGGGGTAAATTACAAAGGTCTACAGGGAGATATTGAAGGAATCGACCGGGTAGAAAACGGAAAGATATATGCACGGGTAAACACAGGGGATGCAACAATCGTGCAGCCGGTAAGCAACTTAAACTTCGACAATGCTATCACACAGGCACTCTACCAAACGGCGGAAGGATACAAAAATGCCGGAGCAAGAAATTTCGTGATGGAGTACAACGGAGAAAGCTTGATAGCGTACAAAAAAGGATTCAATGCATATTACGATGCAGCGACTGTAGGGATCCCGATGAGAAAAGTGAACAGTGTATACGGAAACATGCTTACGGAAAAACAAAAAGCAGCGGCGTATGCAGCTGGCGAAACAGACCTTAATTTCGAACAAAGGTATGAAAACTTAAAAGTGGCGCGTGCGACCAAGACAGCAGGATCGCAGGTACTAGAAAATGACGCTTTCAGAAACCTGACGAAGGAAAACCAGACAATATTAAAAGCATATGCAAAGATGTCCGGGGCAAACGTGGTGGTAGATGAGACGATTTCAGCGGGAAACGGACGGTATGCGAACGGCTACTACGACAATAACGGAACGATCCACATTGCAGCGGACGCAACAAGCCCGATAAGTGTGGTGGCAAACCACGAACTGACGCACTACCTGCAGCAGTATTCACCAATTTATGATGAGTACAAGAAAGAGGTCATCAACTATCTGATGCAAAAAGAAAACATGCCATTGGACGGTTTGATTGAAAGACACATGTCAAATTACGAGAATGCAGGTCGCCAGATTTCCAGAGAAGAAGCCATGGACGAAATCGTGGCAAATGCAAGCGAAATGTTCCTGACGGATGAATCAGCAGTACAGCGGATGGTAAAAGAAAACAGATCCATCGGAGAGAAAGTGCTGGACTTCTTTAAAGAATTTATTTCGAACTTGAAGAAAATGCTCGAAGGATACGAACCGAAGAGCAAAGAAGCACAGATGCTGAATGAAGACTTGGAAATGGCACGAAAAACAGAAAAGATTTGGCTGGAAGCCATGCAGGATGCGAAGCGAACGGGGGGAGGAGATGCGAGCGTAGAAAATGTAAATGTAGCAGTAGCGAATGACGGAAGTGCATATAGAACATATTCCCTGAAGACATGGAACGAATCGGAGTACGCGACGGAGAAGAAAAAGGCAGCAGAGGAGCTGGCAGAAGCGATCGGAGTAACGAAAAGAACAGCAACCGAATATATCAACAACATAAATAGCATCGCGGCAATCATCGCGGAAGACAAGGAGAGGCTTGACTATAAGGCGTCGCCATACGGGAGCGCGTGGAAGTCGAACGCTGAATACGGAGGGTCGATAGACATGTCGACGCTGTGCCCGAAAAGAAGAATGTATACAGGGACGGTAGCAGAGATACAGAAGGCGATGCCGAACACGGCTCTGACAGCAGAAGACTATGTAAGCATAAGGTCAATGATGATGGAGAAAGGATACGAGGTGGCTTGCGGATTCTGCTATGTAGAATCATCAAGAAAAGACATAGGAAAATACACGGGGGAATTTCTGGAACAATATAAAAAGGATCACCCAGAAAGCAATTACACACAAGTGGACTTCAACACACCAGAAGGCCTGGAAAAAGTACAGGAGTCAGACAAGGGGGCATACGACAAGTATCTGGAATTCATGAACAGGCTCGCGCAAAGAAAACCGAAATTATTTGAAAACAGGACAGAGTACAGACATGAGATACTGGATGCATTTAAGAGAAAGGAGACAATAGAAAAGAAAAACAAAAACGGGGGAGTTAGGTTACAAAGCTTCTCGGATTTTGAAACGCCACATTTGATAGATATGATGCAGGTGATCATCGACATGTCGAGGGTAGGGCTTGGAGGACAAGCATACACAAAAATGCCGAACTTCGCATGGGCGCTCGGAGATACCGGATTAAAGATAAACCTATCATTGGTAGGAAATGTGGATGAAAAAGGAAACCTAACGTTTGATGATGTGGAGGGCATGCCGATAGATGAGGCAATGAAACTGAGGAAACGGTATTCAAAAAACGTAGGAACGATCCTTGTGGGAGTGAGTGACGAACACATACTGGCAGCAATGAAAGATGATAGGATAGACTTCATCATACCGTTTCACAGAAGCCAATGGAACAAAAGCCTATACTCTGCGCTGGGGATAGATGGGTACAAAGATTACACAAAGTTGCAGAATGAAAGCTACATCGAAGAAAGACGAAACAAAAACGGGAAAAAGATACGTCCGAACAATTTTATGCCAAACGAATATTGGGATTATTCAAAAACCGGGAAACAGAATGCGGAAAAATACTTAGAAATGTGTGCAGAGGATGGAAGAATTCCGAAATTCAGCAATTTTCTTAAATACAATGAAGACGGAACGTGGTCACTGAAAGAAGACGGAAGCACAGATGGATATTGGAAATTGCTGGGAGATTTCAAGATGTACGACAACGAAGGAAAGGGATCACCGCAGAAACCGGTAAAGCCGAAATTTAACATGGATGAATGCGAAAGGATACTGAACGAATACGAAGGAGGGCACCAAAGTTTCCCTGTGGCAAAAGATGTCGTAAGAGAATTTCTGGAAGAAAGAAAAGATAAGAAATTCATGATAAAAGAAGACATCAGATATCAGATGGAGGATGCATCCGAAGTAGACTACGATACACTGAAAGCGGAAAACAAGGACCTGAAAGAATTAAACAGCATATTGGGAGGGATGATAAAGGCCACAAAGGGAATAGAACCGGATCAGGAGGCAATAAAGAAGGTCGGAAAGAAAATTCTGAAAGACTATAACTCAGATTATAATCTGGATACATTTACAAGAAATATGACCGGCATATGGAAGTATATATCGGGATCCAAAAACATAGACGCAGAGCAGGTAGCGATAGCCACGGCGGATATGGCAAAGGGAATCCTGGAACACGCAAAGGTAAATGTAAACGAGAGATACGCAGAGCAGTACAAAGATCTGGCAAAAGAGGTAAGGCAGATCAAACTGGAAGTACCGGAAGAGATGAGGGGAGATTTCGACCGGGAAGGAGGATACGCAGAATTCCGAAAGAGAAATTTCGGAACGTTAA